TTCTCATCTCCTTTTGTTGCTTCGCAATACCGTTGTGCCGCTTCAGTCATCATACCCATTAATTCCTTCATAGCTGCTTCTTCGCCGTATTTGCTCTGTACGTTTACTACCGCCTGCACCATCATCGTCACGATAAACTCTTTAAGTGTCGGATAATTGCCGAACGCCCGGCAAATCATATGTTTAGCAGTATCATCGTAAGCAAGCATAAACGGGACGCCGCTTTCCAACAACAATTTATCCGCCTGCTCGGCTTTTTTATAATCAATCATTTATTCTTCCTCCCTCTTTCTTACCCACTTTTTGGCAAACAGCCGCAGGTAATGAATATACCCGTTATCGGTCAGCGGTTTAACTTCTTTACGCACTTTAGGCTTTAAAACTGTTGTGATTGGATACCCATCTACAATCAAGCCTGCGCCCTTTTCCTTGCACGTAGCTCTAATTTCGTTTTTATACTTGCTGTAAAGCTCTTGCGGAACGAAATAATAAAAACCTCTAACATCTGGATGGTCATGGTATTTATTCTTTTTTTGGTCTGCTCTAAAATCAGCATTGCTGATTTTAACTTCGACCTCATAAAGATAATTACTATTGGTTATGTACAGAAAGTCGGCTTCGTAGCATCCCGAGTATCGGTCTTGCCGTTCTCCGCCGTCCCATATCTTCCAATACCTGTCCATTATGATATTCGGGCCGCAATCTAAGCCACGCTCAATGCCGTATAAACGCCCTAAACGTAAACTAAGACTGTCTTCTGTATGTTTATCGCCATAATTCATTTAAGGCCTCCTATAGTTCATACTCCACACCTATTCCCGCAGCCACGGCAGGGAGTGCAGCTTCTGCTTCTTCACGTGTGGGGAATACCCAGCCTGCTTTAACTAAAGCTTGATGGGAAACGACACTACCCACCCAGACAAAACTTATAACCTCTAAACTGCGGCTTATGCCTCTAGCATAAAAACTATACACTGTCTGCCCTTCCTTTGGCTTCCACGGCAGTTTGACGATTTCAGCGTCGCCACGAGCAAGACGATAAAACGTAAGGTCTGCTGTTTCAAATTCCTCCGAGTGTAATCCGTCTAAGTCAAACCAAAATTTGACATTATTGTTACCAAACTTAAACTCTTCGCCCAGCTCTACGCCGAGCATCTTAGCGATTTCAGGGATTAAATTTTTAGCCATGTTATCACTCCTTTATAGCCTTACTTGCCTTTAAAATTTTCTCAATCAGCTTATCCACGGACTTGTCTGTAAATTCGCCTGCAGCTTTGATGTTTGCTGGTGTTATACGCCCTGCCACATACATCGCAATCATTTCATCTTTAGTTGGAACAGCTATTGCAAGCGCATCAACAATTAAGGCTACGCAGGTTAGTTTCTTCGTGAAATTTAAAAATGCTTTACCAAGGCCACAGCCAATGTCGCAATTATTGAGGCTTGAAACAATTCCTGTTATGCTTATGCCAGCACCCATAGTTAGTAAAACTCCTGCTACAATGCAGAAGTGATGTATCATGTCCATTCTTCCTGCCCAGTAAATCAACCACGGCGAAACAATCGGTTCGTTCATTTACTTACACCCCTCAATCTTTCTGCCGCACCAACAGCAGTGTGACTGTCCAAAATTCTCGAACGTACCGCCGCACTTTTTGCAGCGATAAATCGGTAACACCCCTTCATAGCGTCCTGTATACACCGCCACCGCTGTACGGTCAAGCTCATGCTTTAAAGCTGTTAACGTAACCTTTTGTTTTTTCATACCAGCGATAATAAGTTTTATAGCCTTAGGCTTAAAGCAGCCAAGTTGAAGACTATACTTAGCCATTGAGATTTCTCTTTTGACATCTAAAATTTGTTCGCGCAACATCTTTTCACGTTGCGGCAGGCTATCCCACCATTGTTTACGTTCTGGAGCCATTACTCTTCCTCCTTTTCAATTTCTGCACGAATAACAGCCATAGCCTTATGCAGATAATCAACGTCGCCGCTAAGCAGCCATTCTTCCAGCTCTGCATTAACAGCCTTGATAAGCTTTTCTTGATGTTCCATGTTCTTCAACCTCCTTTAGTTCTTCTTTCTCTCCCTCGCCCCACACTTCTGCGGCGTATTCTCACACCGCTTGCAAGGTCTGTCGCATTCACAACAGCAGATGTGCAGCAGTGTGCTTATCACGCAGTCCGGCGTGACAGCCCTGCAATAGTATTTAGGCTTTAAGCGTGTTTCTAGTGCGCTAGCAGTTTCATCCTGCTGCGTAATGGTTTCCGGCGGTTTCGGTGTACCCGTCAGTCCCTTTACCTTTGCTTTACATCTCAGCAGGCCACAAGATTTTTCCTTGCCTTTCTTAAACTCCCAGATGGTCACTTTTTTTGTTTTGCCACAATCGCAACGCACCAAGAAGTAAGCTGAACCCCTATCCTGGTAGCCTAAATACTTCTCAACAGTCAGCGTGCCAAATTTCACGCCAACCCATGCCGTCCAATTATTCACGCCAGCACCTCCAAAGTAAGCGTATCGCCACATTTCAGCAGCTTACTTTTACAAGGCTCATTATGCTTGCGACTGTACGTAAAGTCGTTCATGTAGCATTGCAGGATACGGAATTGACGTTCAATAGCGTTGTCACTCAAGCCAATCTGACGGCCGTATTCAAATACGGCTTTAGCCTGTGGCATGTCCTTAGGCCAACCGGAGCGACGTTCACTCATTTTTGCGTACATCCACCTTAGCACCATGCAACTTACTCTATCCTCCGTGAGCTTTTTGCCGTCGCTCAATTTCTCCATGTTGCAGCGGTTTATATTCTCCTGCACATGAGCTTCTTCTGCCTGCTTCAAAGCAGCCTGCATCAGCGCCGGGCTGATTATATTCACGTTAAGGCCGTTCGCACCGGTCAAGGTAAGCGCTATCTGCTCTGCCTTCTCCCACCGGTCAAGGCCTATATTTTGCTGATTAAAAATTCCTGCCCAAAGGTTGACTGTTTCTGACAAGATTCGTTTCGCTTCTTCCAGGCGGTCAAAGCCGGGCCGTATGTCCTGCGGCATCCGTTTTCCTGCCTGTTGCAGTTTAACAATCGTTTGGGCTATTCTCTGCTGTTGCAGCATCGCCCTCACCTCCTACATCTCCGTAAAGTTCGTTTACCAGGTCCATGCCAGAATATCCGGCACCTGCATTCTGCTTCTTGCTGTTGCCGCTGGCATAGTTTCTTGCTACGGTCTGCACATACGCAAAGTTTCTTGCGCCGTGCTCAACCGCCGCTAATATTCCCTGTTCAACGGCAGCCTCGCCAACCTCACCTAACAAGGCTTGCAGTTTTTCTCCGACGATTGGAGTAAGCGGCATCATGTTTTTCTCCCACAAGGCAAAAATTTCAGTATGCGTTTTTTCCTCGTCATCGTCATTTCTTTTAGGATGATGATAATCATCCTTTTCTTTATCTCTATACTCTATACTCTTATCTCTAATCTCTGTCGGACATTTTGTCCCTTTTTCTGGGGACATTTTGTCCCCCTTTTCGGGGACATTTTGTCCCTTTTTATTTTGACGTTGTGTCTTTTTCTTCGTCGCTGATTCTGACGCACTACCGCTGCCGGTCATGTTAGCAACCTCCGGCAAGTAGCTTTCACCTTTATCGTTCTTCTCAATAAGGCCTATTTGTTCAAACAAAGCAAGTGCGCTTTCGACAATTTCAATATCAAATTGCGTCTGTTTAGCGATTGATTCAGCCGTATGCTGAATAGTCATTTTGCCGACCTGCCGAACAAGTACGCCGTCAGTTTTCAATGACTTTAAGCACAGTTTAAGGTACAAGAGTACGTATTTTTCGCCGTTTTCCTGGTCCTCTAGCCACTCAACGACATCACTTTCAAAGAAGTTTTCGTTGAGCTTTAACCAATAATACCTGCCAGCCATGTTTTACTCCTCAAAGTATGTAGGTACTTCGTACACCATTTTATTGTTCTTCCGGTATACCTTGATTCTTCCGTCCTTCTTGCAGAACTTCAAAAATCTATACCAGCGTTTCGGATTGCTCTTTCTATACGAATACATAGAAAGAAGATGAAGTCCAGCTGCTCCCTTGATAAGCTCAAAGAATAAGTCGAAAGCATCTGGCTTTGCTTCTTCTAAATCGTCCGCAAATTTGTTACTGAAGCCAAAGTGTCCTTTACCTACAAGAACTATTGCTTTACTTTTTTCGCACGGTGTCGCTTTTACATTCAACGTTTTGTCCCGCTCCTTTCAAATTTTTAGGGGACATTTTGTCCCAAAGTTGGGGGACATTTTGTCCCCGCTTTTCGGGACATTTTGTCCCCGATGTTTTTTATTATTTCATGCTTGCTTCAATTTCTTCTGCCGTGAAGATTTCACCGGTAGCAGTATCAACTTTGCCGCCCTCTGTAAGCTCCTGCGCTTGCTCTGTAGCGTTCTCTGCGTCAACGTCGATGTATTCAGCCTCGCCGGTTTCTTCGTTGAGCACAGCAGCTTTTCCGTCATTTTCAAAGGCAGTCAATAATTCGATAGACTTAGGTGCATATGTTTTCAAAATAGGCAACAAGACTGTTTTGCAGGCCATTGCGTCAAAGTCAGTTTTCCAAGGTCCTTTATTGAACGCCTTGCTGAAGCGTTTTGCGTGAGCAAGTACCTGCTCTTTGGTTGAATAGTGCGCTTTTCTAAAACCGCCAACTGTTTCGATGGCCGCGAAGTAACCCACTACATTATCACTTACCGCTTCGCCGAGTTCATAAGTCTCATCGAATTTATTCCAATGTTTCAACTCTCCCTCATAAACTGGCACCATGATAATTTTTTTCATATACCCACTGCGCATAGCGAGCTGAATTAAACCTTTGTATCCAATTTGAAATTGAGCTATACCGGCATAAGCAACAATATATGCTTCGCCGAGAGTTGGCACGATTTGAAGTTTGAGGCTTGCTGCCGTAGCTGCTGCTGCAAGCACAGTATGATAATCCGCTGCGCGCAAAAGTTTATCGTTGTTGTATACTGTTAACACGCTAGACAGATAACTGCCGGCGTTTTCACCAAGCATTTTTTCGAAACGTTCTTTGACCGCTGCGCTGTTAATCGCTAAGCTTAAAGGCGACGGTGCCTTTGCAGTACTGCTATTATTTCTTTTTTGAATACCGTTAATAGTTGCCATCTTCTTTTAACCTCCTTAATTTCAAACAATCTTTTTCACTGTCATACAAAATTTCTTCCAGCGACAAGTCTAATGCTTGTGCCAATTTTACACGTGTACGCAATGCAATATTTTTAACTACGCCGCATTCGTATGAGCTGATGGTCGGCTTTTCTACGCCAACCATTGCAGCAACATCGCCTTGCAGCATGTTTAATTTTTTCCGCTTATGGAACAGCATAACGCCTAATTTCTCTTGCTCTGTAAGGCTCATTTTAACGTGAACCTCATACTAGGCTTGCCAACCTTGGCATACTTTTCGTACACGTCCGGCAGGTCTTTTTTCAGTGCCTTTTTGTCCAGCGTTACTCTTCCGGCAATCTGTATATAGGTAATTTTTCTATCCATAAACACGCCGCTTTCGCTGCCGTTCAGCATGAGCTTCAAGGCGTTTTGTGCCTGCGCTAACTGTTCTTCCAGTACCTTTTTCGTTGCCGTCAGTCCGTCAATACACTCAATGTATTGCTCTGCTGCGCTAGGCAGTGCGATACTGTCAACCGCTAACTTATCCTTATTCATTTTGTCAATGGTTGCGGCAGTGCTTTCGCTGCCGTCAACCTCCGGCGGGATGTCGCTTTGCAGGTTGTTCCAGAATATAATCGCCTCCGCTCTCATATCTGAAATAAACTCATCGTTGCGGGGAATTTCTTTCCATACAAAATGGTTGCCGCCGATTAAGCAGGCAATGTACCACTTCTCGCAGCCGGTAATCATCATGTACCACTGACACTGGCAATAATAAGAATCTGGCAGCTCGTCCCCGTCCCAATCTTTCGACTTAAAGCCGTTCGCAGTCTTACATTCCAAGCCTGCATTCTCGCCTACCACAAGGCGGTCGACGTTCGCCAGCATGAACTCATAGCTTTCATCCTGCAATGTGCCGCATTTGCGAACCTTTTTGCCGGTCAGCTCACAGAATCTGTCAGCTACAACCTGCTCAAGCACCGTACCCCAATACACAAATTCATTATTGGAAAGGTCCTCCGGCTCAACGTCACCATGCTTTTCAGCGTAGAGTGCGTAAGCGCTCTTCCAGGGATTCAGTCCCATGATGCAGGAAATGTCACTACCGCCGATACCGCTATTGCGGACGCGTTCCCACGCCACGCGGTCAGCGGCTTGCTCAACTGTCATAATCAGTTTACCCTTCATCAAGCCTCATCCTCCATTTCTTCTAACATGTGCTTTGTAGAGAGTGCTGCATAACGAGCAGCGTCTTTATCGCATAATGCCATTGCGACGCGATAAATCACATCTTTACTGAGTTGCGGCGCATCGTATTTTTTCTCAGCAATTTTCGCAAGCGCCAGCAAATGGCTCATAGTAGCAGCTACGAGAATCTCAAAATCTTCGGGGTTCTTTTTGATGATAGTCACACTCATACCGACGAGCACTTTTATAAACTTCTCGCTGATTTTCTCAAAAGTGCCTCTGGCACCTACAATGCTTTTGCTATCGTTAGCGGCAAGCACTACGCCACCCTTGCAGAGAAAATTTTCAACCGCCCATTGGGAAATTTCTTTGTTGTTCATAAAATCAATCTCCTTTCAAAAAATAAAATTAAATTTCTTTATACAACGGAATAACAATTTGTTGTCCCGCTTGCAACCACTTCACGCCGTTCAGATTGTTGTACTCTGTTATGTCGTGCATAAACTCACGGCAATCACGGTATTTATCCTGCTGGTCCATGTAACGCCCGGTAATCTCCCACAGCGTCTGTCCCTCGCCTACGGTGTAGGCAACCAACGTTTGCTTATAACTAGGGAACAAAAAACCATGTGCCCTAGCAGCCATCTTTGCGGCGCTGCCACCGGTCAGAAAGACAAGACCAGCAAGCAGAATAACAGTGATAATAAAAGCCTTAGTAGTCTTACTCATTTGCCCCATCCTTTCATAACAATCTTGCGCCAGCACTCGCCTCCGCTGCACACGGTAACAAGCAGGCCGCTTTCCTTATCTACTACTTTAGAGAAGTTCATGTGCGACAAGTCTTTGCCGCACACAGCGCATTTTCTCTTCTTCCTGCTCATTCATACCTCCACACTTCTTCTTCCAATTCAAGAGGCGTAATGCCCATATATGCGGAAAATTTTGCGGGGCTGATATGATAAGTCCAGTTCTTTTTACTGCTCGCGTGGAAGGCCACACCGAACGGCAAGGCTCCGCAGCGCAAGCCACAGCGCACAAACATTTCGCTTTTCTGCATAAGCCGCGCGGCTGTTTTAATAGGAACGTTTCCAAGCATCTTACTGCCTCCTTTGCTTTAGAAAGCGCATTGCCGTTTCGTAGCGTTTTTCAGCTCTTTCAATAGCTTCTGCGCGTTCTTTCTTTTTAGCTTTTTCTTCCAGCGTGTCACACCGGATTGCGCCCATGATTCTTTTCAAATCTTTGTCGGTCCTACTATTCAAAGCACACCTCCTGCCCGCGCCGACGCTAGGCGCGGGGCTTGTTTCTATTTCAGCCCTACTACTGGCCGACTACCTGTTGTTGCTGTTCGCACAGTCTTACGGCAGCTTGCAAGCCCTGCATATATGCGGCCGCAACCATAAGGCCGTCCGCTTTAAGTTTGGACATATCAACCGCCGTGCGCTTTACACGCTTTTCAGCAAGCATCTCTTTTACTTCCATTGTTGCCACCTCCCTTTTACAAGATACATAATGCCTAATTTAGACATTTTATTCTTTTTTTCAACACCTTATGCTGTTATTATACTACTATCAATTCTTTTCGTCAACTATTTTTGTCTATTTTCAACATTAATTCTTGTATTCTCTCTATGTTTATGTTAAAATAAACACGTAATGTTTGGTGGCGACACTAGAAAGGAGTGACTTGCAATGAATGAGCGTTTAAAGCTATTGCGCAAAGCTTTAAAACTGAATCAGTTAGAATTCGCGGAGAAAATACAAATAGGACGTTCCACTTTGGCAGGCTATGAAAACGGGCTTACTAATATGACAGATAGGTCCATCCGTGATATTTGCCGCGTGTTCTATGTTAATGAAGATTGGCTACGTACTGGCGAAGGAAATATGTTCCGCGCCAGGAATACAACCAACGAAGAATTAGCACTGCAAATCGGCAAACTGTTAAAGACAGATGATGAGTTTACCAAAAATCTATTTTTGGAATATCTCAAACTGCCGCCGGAAATGAAAACTTTATTTGAAGATTTCGTTCATAATCTGGCAAAAAGCAAATAACCGGCAAATAAAAAAATCCCCCGTACCATCCGCGGTACGGGGGATTTTGCTATGCCTTTTAAATTAGTGCAGCAAATAAAAAAATCAATCTTCGTCTACAAGTCCAAGGATAAAACTGTATATGACAGCCAGCGTTTCTTCATCTTTCACTTCCCGCAATATACCGATTATCCTACTCAATAAAACCTGCATTGTGCCCTCCATTCAAATTAAAGCAGGCCTACAACATTAAGAACCTATTTATATTCTACCACTAAGCTCGCTCATTATAAAGAGTTTTAGGAAAAGTAATTATTTGAATTGCAGTTTACATTTAAATGTGCTATTATTAAATCAAATAAAGACAGAAAGTGAGGTGGTTAACATGGTTGACAGTGACACTATAAGCCTACAGATTAAGAACCTCTATCAAACAATTTTCGCTGTGCCATTGGCGCAAGGCGTGACATGGGCAGTCTAAAAAGCTGCCCATTATTTTTTTATTACAAAGGAGAGTGCTTATAATGTATGAAATTTCTCTTGCGATTGCAATAATAACACTGATTTGCTACTTCATTCTTACCAACGGCAAGGAAGGAGCAAGAACGATTGTCAGAAATGCTTACGCTGATTACCCCTACCCGACAATGCCGTATATGCAAGAATACCTAGAAGCCAACGCCGGCATATATGTTAGTAAGTTTGTATTCGGAGGTTTCGCAAAGCTCACATTTAAAATTTTGGTTATTGGTGGTATGCTGTGCTTGCCAATAGCCGCTATATCTATATATGCAAACGGCATTTTCTCACCGCTATCCGGAATAGCTGGTTGTACTTTTCTATTGAAGATTTGCACTGATACTGAATCTTTTTATTCGCACAATATATCAACGGAATTATTTACACAAAACATTATTAGAAGGCTGGAAAAGAAATTTCCTCATGGTGTGCCCTCAAGAATACTTTATAATCTCTCTACATACGAATATATCGCTTGTGATATTATGGCCCACACTTTTCATAAATAAACAAAAACAACAATAGCCCACGCCGTACACGTGAGCTATTGTTGCTGTTGTTTTTGCCGAACCGTAAACACAATTTTGAAAGAAGGTTGTTTAGCATAAAGAATCTGAACACATGAAAACCTAGAAAAAAGGAGAGCTAAGGAAAATCAAGATTGCATCTTCATTTCAACACCCCGAAAAAATGAAGGTACTATAGTGCTTGTATATGTGCCCACGGAAGCTGCGCCGTCTACTGCGCCTACACCGGACCGCACAGCCGCCCCGAACACCTACTTATATTATATCATGATAATATGTTTAATTTGTGAATAATAACTTCATATAAGCGCTTAAAGAGTTTATACACAGTTTATCCCCAACTGTTGCAAAAAATGCAACAACTGAAAAAGGAAGGAGCAACCAAACATGAAATTACCTAACGGCTATGGTTCTGTTACGAAGCTGACCGGGAACCGGCGGCGGCCATTTATGGTCCGCATCACAACGGGCTTTACCAATGACGGCCGCCAGCTTATGAAAATACTAGGCTACTATGCAAAGCGCACGGAAGCCCTTACTGCCCTAGCCGAATACAATCAATCGCCCTATGATGTTGAAAGTGTGGGCTTGACGTTTGCCCAGGTACACGAGAGATGGGAAGCCGCAACCTACGTTGACGGCAAAGAGCAATCTAACCAATATAAGGCAGCATATAAGCGCTGCGCGCCACTATGGGATATACCGTTCAAAGATATTAAGACCGCGCAATTTCAGCAAGTCATAAATGACTGCGACAAAGGCTACGCTACCAAGAAGGCAATCCGAATCGTATGTAATCTGATGGCCAAATATGCGCTTGCTAATGATATTATAGTAAAGAATTATGTTGAGCTGACCAGCCTGCCGCCGCAGGTTGAGAGCAGAATACATAATCCGCTGACCAAAAAGGAGCTTGCTATATTATGGGAGAACAGCCAGGATATAAAAGTGCAAGCCGTGCTTATCCTCTGTTATACTGGTATGCGCCCCACTGAGTTAGTGAAAGTTGAGAAAGCGGACGTTGACTTTGAAAATAAATTCTTCGTTGGCGGCATGAAAACTGCGGCAGGCCGTGGCAGAAGAATCCCGATAGCTGATAAAATATTTGACTTCTTCAAGGCTACCTACGAACGCAGCACCGGCAAATGCATCTTCTCTGATGAGCGGGGAAAGAATATATCCTATGACGCATACCGCAGCAGATATTGGGAGCCGGTAATGAATATGTTTAAGATGGACCACTTGCCCGGTGACGGCCGTCACACCTGCGCAAGCTTACTTGATGATAAAGACGTAAATGTAAAAATCAAGAAATTAATTCTGGGGCATGCCAGCTCTGACGTGACGGAAAGGGTTTACACTCATAAGACGTTGGAACAACTATTAGAGGCTATTAATTTAATATAGTTTGTCACATACGTGTTACATACTCGTTACGTGCCTGTTACATACGTAGCTTATTTTCCGTGAGCTATGGACACTTTTTGAAAATAACGAAGGCAAAGAAAAATCCCACAACCTGCATGGTTATGGGATTTTCTTGCGATTTGTGATTGATTGAGATAGCCTTCTCTATTAACGTTTGGTAAATTGAGCATCCTTATTTTAAGTCATTCTTTACGCTATTTGTTACATACCTGTTGCATACTATATGTGCTTTATACGTGCTCATTTCACTTTTAAGGTTTACAGTTAGGCTTCCATCTGCGCCAGCCAAGCGTCAAGAACTTTTCCCTCTGATGCGTCCGGGTCGTTTATATACGCTTTTGCCATACGCACGTAGTTGTTAGTGTCGCTTCCAAGAATTTCAGCAAAATCACTATGCAGCATATTCATAACATAGTACCAATCAGCTTTACAACGTATTCCCTGTTGGTCTGCAAATTGGCTAGTCTGTTCAAACGTCCAATGTTCGCCACACGTACCGTCAATGTTCTTCATTTTGGAAACTGCCTTTTTTGCAAGCTCTTCGTCAAAATGCGGGCCATAAGCTACACAATGCAGTTTATATGCAGTATCCCAAAACAGCCTCGGGCAGCGTCCGCGCACTTCTTCTAACGCTTCACAAACTATTTCTTCCATCTCTGTTATCTTTACTGGGTCAGCGCTTACCTTCTCCCAATATTTCTTTAGTTTGTGCATAACGTCGCCCCCTTACGCCATTTTTACAACGCTCAAAGATACATTGCTGATAGTGCCTGCTGCCGTAGCCTGCACCTGCAACGCTGCATTATTATCAATCACACAGCAACTAGGCAATACTCTAAGCAGTGTAGCAAAGGAGATATTATATGTATCGCCTGTTGCACCGGTTACTGTTGCTTCTGCTCCCGGTACTGCTACACCATTACGAAGAAGATTTAAACCTATATCGCCTGCCGCAGTCGGGGTAATATCAGCGTTCAAAGTCACAAGGTAAAGTCCCTGGATAAGGTTAACGCTTGTACTTCCTGCCGGATGCTTAATAGATACGCCAGTCAGAAGATTGTTAGTAGGGAAGCCGACAAAGCCGTTCGCTGCAACAGTCTGCGCCGCCGTTGCTACCGTTGTTAATGCGGATTTCTGATTGCAAATCATTTGTTTTCACCTCTTTATTAAAGCAATAGGGACGGCTTGCACCGTCCCTTGCAGTGCAGTTAATGCACATAACTTATTATTTTAGCCTGCGTTATACGCACAGCCACAAGCACCGGCTACGTTAGCAGCAATGCTTTGATACGGGCTATTCGTAATATAAGCCGGTTGCGGATAAGGTCTTAATGTACCGATAAGATTTGCACTCTGCGCCTGTTGAGATAATTGGAAGTTTGCAGTCTGCAAGTCGCGGTCACGGTCTGCCAGCTTGTCGCGCAAGTCTTGGATTTGGTTGGCAATCAGAACTGCTCTGGTCTTTTCGCCGTCCTCTTTTACTGCGGTGACAATATCGCAGGTATTACGCGCGTTCTCATAGCGCACTGCGTCAATATTTCTGTTAGTTTCGCAGCAGCATTGCTGTTGAGCAAAACGATTTTCGGAAAGCTGACTGCCTAACTGATAGCCGGTCTGCATAATGTCACGTTGTACACCATTAAAACCATTCAGCATAGTGCTGTTCTGAGCGTAGAAGCCGTCACACAAACCATTTTGAACGCCACGAATACCTTCTTTAATATCCTGCATAGAAAATTGGTCTGCGATTTGGTCACGTGTCATACTGCCATTAGCAAAGATTTCTGCGCCCATATTGCCGCGGTTATTCCAATTACCGCCCCAGCCGCCCATAAGAGCGAAAAGAACGATAATCCACATAAACCACATACCGCCGCCCCAGCAGTCGCCGTAGTTGTTGTTTCTGTTCATGTCCATTACCGGAACAATGTTTGCACCTTCCATGATAAAATTTCACCTCCAGGAATTATATGTAAAGCTCATTGCGCGCATTAGAGCTTTAAACCGAATTGACTTAAAAACTGAGTAAACTGTTCGTCACTCATGCCACGTTGCCTTGCAAGGTTACGTACAGTTTCTTTTAACTGTGCTTCATTCTTGCCTTGCCCCATTTGCATTGCGCGGCTCATCATAGGATTCTGCTGTGCTAATTGCGTAAGCATCATCATAGGATTACCGCTGTTCTGTAACATTGCCATTATCTGCATCGGGTTCATGGTTCATTCCTCCAATCTGCTTTTCCAATCTGTCCACACGTTCTACTAATCTATCTACAATGTTTTGTTCAGCATACGCAGGCTGCTTCTGCGAATTGTTGATTTGGTATACTCTGAAAATCGGCAAGCCGTCCAAGCCTATAAGCTTTTCATAAATCTTGCCTTCGGCAGGGCAAGGGAAGAAAGTGCTCGTTCCGTCCAAGTCAATTTGAGCTGCCTTTGCTTCATCCATGCTGGTAACAATTCTGCCTTTCAATGCCATAGGCATAGGCTGCTGCATAGTTGGCTGGTACATCTGCTGCTGTTGTTGCTGCAAATAATTCAGCCGTTGCTGCATCTGCGGTGTTGCGCCCATATAAGGGTTATATTGTCCGTACATACTTATCACCTCACTTATAGTTTAGCTGATTTTTAGCAAACCAATCCCTACAAATTCCCCATAAAAAAAGAACCGCCATAAAAGGCGGCTCGTTGCATTTAAAGGAATGATAATACATTTGTTATTTGTTTATACGCAGTATTCAATTCCTTATCCACTGTTTTGACAGATACATTCAATTGCATAGCTATCTGATAGTTAGTCAAGCCTTTTACAAATTTCAGCTCGCAAATTTCTACCTGCCGTGGTGTTATCTTTGCTTCTTCCAATACCGCGCTGAAAGAACGCCGCGTTGATGTTTGTAGCCAGTCACGCGTGTTCTTCAGCAGTGTGTCCATTTTATTGTCACCTACCTAAATAAATAAAAGCTATAGCTGTTGCCGCCCATCCAAACAAAGCGGCACAGATTATCTTTCTTTGGAAAGCAATAGTTTCTACATAACCTTTTAATAACATTGTAATAATGCCTGCTGGTATTTGTTCCTTTTCATCCATCGTAACACCATCCAATAATTTTATTTTGCAGCTGCGCAAAGCAAGAAGAATAACGCAGTACCTGCATAAATATTCCGCTGATACTTAATTCTGTTCGTTCTCTTCCGGTCGTATTCCATTTGCTCTATCAACGTCTCGTATAATTCCTCGCTGCGCTTCAACGATTCCTTTGCATTCACTAATGAGCGCTTGGAGTTCGTCAGTGCTTCTTGCGTTAGAGCGAGCTGTTTCTTCGCTTCGCTTAATTGCGTCAACAGAACTGCTGACGTGTTCTTCTGCTGTTTCAATTTCTCGTCTGCCAGATTCAATTTTGCTTCCAGCAGATTCGTTTGATTTTTGAATTGATTCCATTGTTCGATTGACATTGTTATCTGCTTGGGTGCCGCTTCCGCCGTGCCAACGCCAGTACACGTCATTACAGATAAGCAGAAGGCCAGCAACAATAAGACTAATCTTAACGGCTTTATCAATCTTGCGTCTTGTTTCATCTTTCATTATTACCTCATGTAAATATCTATATTTGTAAAATATAATAAATCGCGTCAGGCGCACAAACTTCGCCCACAAGCGGCTTTAGCTCGCCGCAGGATAAATCATAAGCGGTGCCAAGTTTAAAACGCTTACAGGCGAAGTATTTTTGTGCAATTTGCGCCTTCTTGTAGTTAGATGTTCAGATTAGAGTGCAAAATAATGATGCAGTGCACCAAGTACAAAACCTGCAACTAAACCAACAACAAATTTCTTGTCAATAACAAATGCTTTCAGTTCTTCCATTGTATCACCTCCTATTATTTCAAGTTTTCTGAGGTCCCGGTAACTACCACTCCTAAAACAATTTGCTTTGTACAATCACGCAAAACATCTTGTGTAACACTCTCAGGAGTTTCAACATATGCCGCTTCAAAAACATCTTTCGGAGACCATGTGACATAGCCGTCGGGATAAGCAACCTTATAGCCATCTTCACCAACTTTATGAGTGCCCATTTCTTTCCATGCTTTGCAGGGTTCAGCTTCTACACATTTGCAACCAATATACTTTTTCATTCTTTTTTCCTCTTTTGATTCTGCGTATTCGTCCACAATTTCAATATTATAAGCAGCTGCACATTCATGTTCGATTTTGCAGCCACGAGCTTTGTCCCAGCCGTTAGCAAAAAACGCAATATCAGCGTCGGCCAACATTCTGATAGATTCGGCCATATACTTTAAAGGATGCGTACCTTCTTCAAAATCAAAGAAAGTTTTCAGCACCTCAAATTCTTCATTTGGGAATTTCTCTTTCATTAACTTGATTGCTTCTTTTCTTACTTCTACAATCTCTTCAAAGGTTTTCCCATTCATAGGGCAAGAGACAAATAACTTTTTCATTTTGATTTTCTCCTTATCTTCCATTACCAGCATAGCCATACGCAGGTACGCCGTATGGCGTTGTCAAATCAATGCCAGCAACATACTGATATGTTGCTTCTGCTCTGTTGGCATAACCGGGGCGGTAGATTTCTCCAACATCTGCTGCAATCCAGTAGTAGTCCTTAAACAGTTTATAGAGTGCTTCCAGACTGCGCAAGTCGACGTGCATATATCTGTTAGCCAAAAAGCGTTTAACTACCCAAGTAGATGTAGGGCACCACATACCAGCATAGATAATGCAACGTGTATCGTCCAATGTTGGCACCTGCTGAAGCACATCGACATATTGCAGGCAGTCACGGGATAACTGTTCTAACTGCGCCTGCTGTCCTGCGTCGCTTCTTAACAACTCTTTAAGCATCGGCAGTTCGCCGCTTGCCTTAATATCAATGTAGGCTCTGCCGACAAATTCTTCGCCGCCGGGAATAGCTCTTAAAAGCTCGTTGGCTCTATTGCCTTCCCATTGACTCACGCCGATTGACGGGTAAGCATAAGCCGTAGACTTCGCCACGCTGTCATAGCCACCTTCAATTCCTGTATTAATCAATCCTTTTGCAATCTCTGTCGCTAATGCTTTATTCCAATCGCTCATCGTTCCGCTCCTCACTTTTCACCTTAAACATTCTTGTTTCAATAGCCTTATTGCCTAACTGTACAAGCAGCAGTGTAACCATACCAAGCGTACAACTCTCGTAGCCGCTCCAGGTCTTGGCAAAAAAAGCAAGCCATAAAGTAACCAATACCCAGACAATAAAACCTACAACAGCGCAGATTCTGCCTACGCTGTAAGCGTTATCGTTCTTCTTCAACATGTTAATCAATTTACGCATGACACTTACACTCCTTGCATTTTTCATCATGTCCTTTTAAATCATAGTTAGGCAGTTCATTTAATTGCTCCATTAAACTATCAATGACGCCATTATCTCCAAGCGCCTCGTAACTCCGGTAGCAGGCGTCGATGCTTTCTTTTGCGTAGATTGGTATCCAGCCTTTATCCTGGACATAGTGATTATAAGCCTGGATGATTCTATCGCGGAGCAACGCTTGCAAGCCTGCCTTTAGTGCGTCATTTTCTTTTTTCTTTGTATGATATAACGCAAAGATATAAGAGATAACAGCACCAGCAATAATATTTATTACAGTTTGTACAGTTGATTCAATCATAAAACACCTCATTCCTATTTATTTTGTTGCTGATATTTAAACTTCTAATACAACATTTTCAACTTCTGCTTTAGTTATAGCAGTTTCTACTTTCTCCTTAGCTTTTCTATAAGCAGTATGGAGCTTATCACTTCTTAAAGCTACCTGTGCAATAATGCCACGCAGGTCAGATGCAGTTACTTTAACATCTTGGTTATCTGCTGTAGTCCAATCAATGGACGCATCCTCGCCTTGCAAAGACAAAGCAATGATGGCTGCGTTAATTCTATCACGTGCTTTATCGTCATAGTCAAAAGAGTAACCTTGGTAGATAATAGGCTCTACCTCTGCTTTATCACGCTGATATTTAAGCTCTGCAATCTTACGTTGCTTAATCACTTCTAAGGGTTCTTCCTCGTGCGTAACAGAAACATTTAATTCCGCTAAGGCTTCCTCAGAGATGGAGAGAGGAATAAAGATACCTTCCTGCCCCAAGGCTTCTGACAAAGGGTAGATGTGAGTATATGTTTTGTCTTTGTATTTATAGGTTGTATTCATGCCTTAACCTCCCTGTTTCAATAATCTTCAACTGTAGGTGTCATCGAATTTATTGCTTTACCCCATGAAAAAGTTACACCATCTGTTGTATAATAACAGTCAAAATGCAATGTATAGGTTTTATTTGGGGTTACACCTACAATAGAATCAATATCTACGTGGTTTATATTTTCAAGCATCTCACATTCTGAAATGCCTTCACCCCAAATTTTATTATTTATTGTATTTTTAATATTTGCATAAAAACTTGAATAACCTTCGGTACCTTCAGCATAGTCAACTACTGCAACCACTTTGATTCTTTTAATCCCCTTTGGAACAGTAAAAGAAATTGTTTTATTATCTGCTTCCCTAAAAGTCCAATGCTTGCTACCATCTTCAACCTTTACTTCACCTTTTCCCATCATCATTCTATTAAGTCCCATTATACGTCACCTCCTAACTTGTTAGCTTGTACAATGCTCGTCAACGTACCTTCACCATCTTTACTCATCCAAATGTTAAGGAGCAATCCTGCACTTGTAATAGCTACGTCACTTGCGCTACCAACATATTTTAATTTTCCTGCATTGCTTATAGTCAAACTGTAATCTGCATTTGCAGCAAAATATGCAGTAAAAACGGATGATTGCTTAGCACTTAATGCGTTAGCCAAAGTAGCAAGGTTAAGTGTAAATGCACCTGTTACGTTATAAACTATCGTGGAGGTTATAGGTGTATCCGAAGTGCCAATGACAGCATAAGTAGTGTATATTTCTCGGTTGAGCATAAGGTCATAAAAATTCTGCTGCACTGTCCATGTGTTAGCCACAGACGTTTTGGCATACCCGGCAAGAGATTGATGTTGCGTCAAATAGCCAGCATCATTTTCTAAAGTAGATACTTGAGTAGGAATACTAGCAGTAACAGTTTGAAAACCTTGTGTCATGTTGTTTTTTACAGTGTTGATGGCAGTATTAACAGCCTTGTTCTGAATAGGGTTCGTAGATGTATCAGACAGTTCAGCATCAACAGTAATGCCACCATCTTTGCCATCTTTACCTCTAGGCAGCGTAAAGTTCAACACCACATTACTAGCAGTACCACTATTGGTAACACTTGCATTGCTTCCTGCTGCCCCTGTAGTCACGCTACCAATCTTGATAGACGCCGCAGTACCTGTATCACCTTTTGCGCCTTTAATATTCACGCTTGCAGGATTCGCCAGACCTGCTTTATTTGTCCAGCTCAACACGCCACTAGCAGATACGCTAGGCAAAAACACATTGACATTTTCGCTGTAGTTTTTAGCATTTGCTGCATAATTGTTAGCTGCATCTCGGTAACTCTTTGCTTCGCTTGCGCTACTACTTGCGCTGGTTGCAAAGTTGTTAGCATTACTTGCAGCAGACTGTGCCGCTTCATTGCTGGCTTCTGCATTGGCTTCGCTTGCCTTCGCGTTGGTTGCAGATGCCGCAGCGTCAGCCTTGGCGGTTTACGCCTCCTGCTTATAACCACTCGTAAGCTCCGCGCTTTCCGCAGCGCTTGCAGCAGACACGCTCGCAGACTGCGCACTATTACCGGCTTCGCTCGCAGATGCAGCAGCGCTATTTTCACTCTTCGCTGCCGCAGTTGCACTTGCAGATGCAATCTGCGCTTGTGCTTGAGCCTGCGCATAAACGCCTTGCACCAATGGTAAAACCTTTGCCGGGTCTTCCGACAATTCAAGAGTTTTTCCATCGTCACTAATTCTAAAGCTTTTGCCGTTCTCCCACGGAATTGTAGTATCAATATCAGCGCTTGTACTTACACCGATTTTCAAACTTCTACCTGTAACGTCGGTAAGCTGTTGCGCAATCATCGTCAGTTTATCGCCAATATCTTCAACCTGGTTAAAAGGATATTGGTCTGGCAAATCCGTTTCCTGCGTTACCGGCACTTCCCTATAAATCGTCAGTTTCCAACCTGTCGGCAACACCGGCGGCCGTTCACTCTCCGGCACTTCTGCGCCGACTGCATAACCTGGATAACGTACAACATTCTTTTCAACATCAACGTAATAATCTTTAGTCAGCAGCTTTTCTTTGCCGTCTGCGTCAGTCAATAAAACTTTTATGTCCGTCCGGTCTAAAATTTTAAACTGATACGCAAACTCTGTTGCATTCCCATTGCCGTTATATGTGATTCTGCTATCGACATGAGCAATCATAATAGCTCCCCTCCTTTTATTGTTTTTGCCAAAAGAAAAGCGTAGATATATTTTTATATCTACGCTTAATAAATTCACTTTAACTAATTATATACCTATTTTTGGAGATTCATATCTATGCTACTTTGTGAAATTTTTGTCAATCTTTTTTACGTTCGCTTTTTGGTCTGCGCTTGTAAATATCTTGCAGTTCGAAATCCATATCACCAGCAGCAATATCTATACCGTTGAATATGATATTGAAGATGCCGCTAGGAATACCAAGCCATGCGCCGCCGACATATGCCACCTGCTCTGCCAATTCGCTAGGCTCTTTCTTACCTTCCACAACATCGTTTATACGTCTTGCAACAGTAAAGCCTCTGTCAATCAAGCCTTGCGCCGCAGTCAGTCTGTAGCCGTAGTTTCTCATGCCTAGCAAGTTCTGTACGCCAACATTCGCTGCCTGCCCTACGGGGCCGCCCATAGACAACGGGTAGTTGATAAGCTCTTTTGCAAGATTATTCCAATCGTCTTTTTTATCTTTCTCAAAAGGAGCGGTCAAAGAAAGCTCTCCGATAGCCACGTTCAACAAGCATACGCCTAACCATTTAGCAGCAACGAAAGCAATCAGCCGTTCAGCCATTTCTTTTTTTTCACCGCTATTCCATAACCTTTTAGCAATATGAGCTTCTCTGTCCCATTGGTTAAACTGCGTATTGAAGAATCCCTGGAACATCGTAAACAGTCTGAATAGGCCACTGCCACGTTGCAGGCTTGACACATCATGAATACGGCTACTGCCTAACGTGCGACGAATAACAGCGTTCGCAAAGTCTAGTGCTTCCTGCTCCGTCTTGCCTTCATTGATTTTCTTCATGTATGCTTCTGCAAATACCGGCTTTGCAGTCATCATATCAGTGTAGCCTAACAGCATTGCACCATATTTCAGCGTCTTTTTCTCAATTGAGTTAAGGTCGGAACGATTCTGAATATCTCTCAATGTAACGTCTGGTACTTCCATGCGTTCACGCATAAACACGCTTTTTGCGCAAATCGCATCTACTTCTGCCCTGCCTTCACCTGTAAAGCCACGGTACAAGGCTCTGAAAGCGTCAGCATAAGTAAAGCCTTCTACGCTATTTCCGTATAGCAGGATGTTAGAAAAGTTCTGCATTGCCGTTTTGAAGTTAAGCATAATAGCGGTATTTGTTGCAATATTACGTAAAGCGTTGGCAGCTTTCGTAAACAGATTCTCAGCCATATATGCTGTCTTATTGCCATATGGGTTAGCGCAAGCCTGCAAAAACTCTCTCAAAAGTCTTACGTTTGTATCGCCTAAACGCTCAACCATGTCGCGGTAAATATCCTCATCGTTCAGTATCTTTCTGAAATCAAGCATTGTTTCGCGATAACAAATATCATGAATGTATTTTTTTACCGCCGTAACCTCACTGCCGCGCGATAAGTCTACGGGATATTTGCCGCCGGTACGTGCTTTACTTGCGCTAGTATCCGTAGTCAAAGTCCGTTGCGGCGGTCTGCTGCCTTCTTCGGTACTGTCGATTCTGTCAAATTTTCCGGGCATACTGCCGGTGCGTGTATCACGTTCCAACGGGAAGTAGCCACCGTCAAATACCACGCTTTCGCCGCTTGCAAGCTTCAGCACCAGCGGTGACGCTTCAATCTTCGGCGGCTCAAAGCCTTTTGTCTTGCGATTGACTTCTGCCAGCATAGGCCAGAATTTACTTGCTGCATTGATACGTGCCTGCGCATAGGCAATATCTTCTTTAGTCAGATGCTTACACAAAAACTCTATAAGGTTTTGTTTGGTTTCCAGCATTGCTTCTTCTCTGCCTATAAGCTCCGATTCTTCCACCCATATATCAGAATTCTTTACGCCTACCGGTTTTTGTGAACAAAGTCTTGCAGCATTACTATCACTGCCCAGGTTGCAAAGCATAGCAATCAAAGCATGCTTATCTGCGCTGCCGCCAAGTTCTTCGTAGTAAATTCTTTTATCGTGCGCAATGCCGGTTTCTTTGTCTGGCTCCCATTTTTGCAAAGCATCTGTAAGCTCGTTCTGATAACCTTCAAGCATCGTGCTTTCCATATCTGCGCAATGGTTGATTTTGTTGTAAAACTCCCTAGTAAAATAACCTTCCGTCCAATTATCCATCATCAAGAAGAAGTTATCAGCGTTACGCAGTGTAGCTATGATATTTTTAGGCCAGTCAATAATTCGCTTACGCAGGCTCTTTTTACTGTCGCTGCCAATCTCCGCCTCGTACTCTACCGGCAATTCTTGCAGGTGCGCTATCGTGTCAGCCTTAACCTGTTCAAAAGCTTCACCGGCGGCAATCTTATTCATCTTCGTATCTTGCTTTGCAATAGCACGAATGTTTTTCAGTGCGTCGATAACGTCCATGTAGTTTGCAAGGCTAAGCTGCGGCGCATTGCTCAAATCGTTATTCGGGTTCAAAACAAACTCCGGCATAGAAATAATTTCGTCGCCGTACTTTGCCTGCATCTCTGCAATGTACTCGCTAAGCGGCTGCACTTCTCTGCCGTTGGTGTTAAAGTCCTTGCGGTGATAGCCCATACGCTCCAGCAATGCGCGCATTTGGAAGAAGTGCTGCTCTGTTCCCCACACTTCTTTCTTGCTGTGCATCTGCTTTCTGACGTACTTCCTTGCGCTTTCAATCTGATGTTTCGCCTTGACTGCTTCACGATATAAAGCGTGGTTAATCATCTGCTGCTGCTTATACATAGCCGCTTCTTCCAAAAGGCCAGCTTTCGCAGCCTTGTTTGCATTAGCCGCCGCTCTGCGTTCTGCCATAGCAAATCTTCTCGGCTTCATAACCTCGCCTGCGGGCAAAGTCTGGATATAGCGTTTAGCAAAATTATCTGCGTTCTGCTTACGCACTTTAGCAATATTCTCGCGCTCTTTTTGCTTAATATCCTTGTTGCTTATTTCATTGAGTGCTTCATCAATAAGCTGTTGTTCAAGTGCCACTACTTCGCCGCTCTCGTCATTATAGAGTGCTTCCCTTGCCGCTTCTCTTGCCTGCTCACGCTCCTGCATGAAGTCGGGGAATCTGCGGTTCACGGCCTTGTCAATCTCTTGACGCACCATAGCTCTTTCGCTCGGTGAAGTCAAAATATCCTGCGCCATAGCATCGCCACTGTCATAGCCCAAACTGTCAGCCACCCAGTCAAACAGTTCTCTCTGCTCGTTAGACAAGGCACGCTTTTTGCTCATCTCCACAAGGTCGACTTTATCCGGATTAGTTTCAAGCTCATGCTTCAAGGCTTTAAGCTCGTTAAGCTCCGTAAGTTGTTCACCCTCTACCAACGTTTCGGCAATCTCTTTCAAGCCTTCTTCGCTTTTGAGCTTTGCTCTGTCACCGCCGTTGCGAATGTAGTTTCTCGCCCAGTTATCCTGCACGTCGCTACCCTCATTCTCATTGACGGTATAACCTTCGACAATCTCTCTCGCCATTTCATAGCCGCTGGCATAGCCGTTTTCCTCTGCTATCTGGTCAAAGAGTTCTTTTTGCTCCTGCGATAATTGGTTGCGCTTACTTCCTTTTACCAGGTCGACACCTTCGGGGTCTGTTTCAAGTCTATGCTTCAACGCTTGCAGTCTGTCCAGTTCGTCGACAATATGTTTAAAGTCTGCCTTAATTTCGGCATCGCCATAATCTAAACCGGTGCTACGCAAATCGTAGTAGTCCGCTATATCTTCGCCCCTTGCAATCTTTTCGGCAATTCTCCTACGCCCTTTTTTGCTGGTTAAGTCGCTTACACTTCCGCCGTAATCGTGAACATATCTGGACACCCAGTTGACATTACGAATACTGTCGCCTGCTTCATGGAATACAAGGCCTTCAATATCCGCTTGCTCTAAAGCTCGCTTAGTCCAATGACGTTTTCCGTCCTTGCCTATCTCGCCGAAGTCAACCAAGACTGCGCTCTGGTCCGGTATGCCTGCAAAATCATTCGCATACTTGCCTTCTGTTCTGTTTGTTGCGGCGAAGTAGCCCCACTTGCCATTGATAAAAAACGCACGCTCACTCTTGACTGTATCTTGATATTCCGCAAGCTCACTTTCTATTCTGTTAGCAATCGGATTTAAAATATCATCAATAGTTCCGTTTGTATCTTTTAATAATTCATTATAGTTTATGCGCTCATTGCCATAAATGTATTTTCTTGCAAGCCTACGCGGATTAGCTTCGATTGTTTCCCATTCGTTGATTTTCTGCCTAAAGTTAGCATGAGCCATACCGTGCTCATCAACAACGAATGTAGGATTCGTAACAGTTTTCTGTCTTGACTTGCTGAACATAGCAATCAGCATGTCTTCAGCGTTTGCAACACGCTCTTTAGAAAGTGTGCCGTATGTGTCGACTTCCGCTTGAAGATACTCAACTATCGGATTAAGTATATCGTCAATGCTGGCGTTGGTATCGTTCAGCATATCATTATAGTTTGGCAGTACACTTCCTAAAACGTGCCTGTATTTTCTTGCTATAATTGCAGGATTGGCAAGCTTTGATTCTTGCCCGAATTCCTGCCCGACTTGCACTCTTGCACGATTGACAAGTTCTTGCGCTACTGCCTGCTCAATCTGCGGCCGTATTTCTTCGACGAACGCTGCTTTTTCGGCTCTGCGCTTTGCACTGAAATCAGCCATTGCCCGTCTTGTCAGAATATCCACGGCCTTGTCTTTAGCCTTCAAGATTTTATCCTGCAAGGCCTTTTTGTTTTGGTCTGATAACTTGGATGTTATATTTTCCGGCAAGCCGCCAAATATACCTTCCATGCGTGCCATAACTTCAATTTCTTCACGGCACGCCAACATTCTGTCGAATACCTGCCGCACTTCCGGCGTTAATTCTGCCGCATTTTCACTTCTTGCTATCTTGCTATAAATAGCTGATAACCAATTAGCAAATCTCTGGAACGCTCCACGCAGTCCGACGCTAGGCGCTTTGCCTTCCATGATGTAGGTTTCAAATGCTTCTGCCAGCTTTTCATGCCCGGCTCTCTTTGCTTCAACGTCACCGCTTGCCCATGTGTCAGCGTCAATGCCTGCGTACTCCATGAGCTTTTTCGCATCAGCGTTTAGTCTTGTGTTGCTGGGGTCTGCCAATGCTTCGTTAATCATGGTTTCCACAAAGTAGTGTCCTGTTTCGTGGATAACTGTACTTGCATCTGCGCCCTTAAAAAGCGTGATAACATAAGTACCATCATCCATTGGGGAAATCATGCCTTTATCTTTCAGTGTACCATTGACAATTTTTTGTTGCTTGTAATTATCTGCTTTTTGTGATACACTATCAGCAAAAGAGGGCGTTTTGTTTGAGATACTGGGCTGAGCCTTGAATTGCTCGGAACCCGAGGGCTTGAACGCGTCCTCTATTTTTTTATACTCACTTTCGTTAAAAACATTATGATTATAATATGATAATGATTTATCATTATGTTCTCTTACTGTAACAACTACATAACGTTTTTCACCATTAACATTCAGTGCAGAATGAATATAATAAAAATTCTCGTCTGAATGTTTTTCTTTTTGCGGCGCAGATTCTGTAACGAAATTACCATTCTCCATAATTTCACGTAAATAGCGCAATGCAAAAAGTTTTTCTTTTTTAGCGGAAGTGTGTTCCATTTTCTTTCTGCCACTTGTGCCAAATTTAATATTATTTTCTTGATACCCTTTATCTATTCTAATATCACCCAATACACCATTATGAACACTCGTGCCTTGCAAGTTGTCCCTATACCATGCAAAAGCCTTTTTCTGCAAGCTCTTCAAATCTGAATAGTGTCCCATCTCATTTCCGGTAATATTAGTAGTATAGAATTGCTCTTTTTTAAGCACTCCTCCCTTGCTAAACCAGCCATTCTTTTGTTTAGCTTTGCCGCCGTCCTCAAACCGCAGTTTGTTTTTCTGTAGCCATGCAGCAGGATTTTCGGGGTCTGCAATAAGTGCGCGGCTCTCCAATACTAAACGCAAATTGCCGGCATGAGATTTATTCATACCTGCTTTAGTAGCGCTGTCAACAATAGCGTCAAGTTCTGCGTCAAGCTCCGTGCTTGCCTGCCTGGTTAAGTTATAGCCTTCTCGCAGTTCTTTACGTGTCTTTGCGCCGCCGTCCGATAATTCGCCGTTACTGTCAAAGTACATATTGTCTTTCGTAGCTTCAAACAGCGCATTATCTTTAGCCATTGCCGCCGTAAACTTGCCGCGGCTAATGTCTATATCCTGCCCAAGTTCTGCAGCCGCCTCTACTTCTTCTTCGGTAATTCCTAATTCCTCATAAAGTTTATTGTTGCTGCTGGTCTGCTTGTAGCCTTCCAAGTCCTGTGCTGATACAGTAACAGTATCGTCCTCAAAGTTAGGATTGTTCGCTTCAATTTCAGCCGCCGCACGCTCCGGGTTAATGCCTGTTTCTCTGATTCTTTCAGCATCTGCTACTAACTTTGCCTTGCGTTCTTCGTTGGCTTTCAAAGCGACGTGCTCAACAGCACTGTCAACGGCAACGCTTACGCCGCTAACACTGCCGCCAAGAATAGCACCGATAAGGCCGCTATATCCTGCTTCCTTCAAGTTCTGCTGCCAGTTCTCGCCCCACTTCTCTGCAAGTTTGGCAGTGCTTGCGCCGGGGTTCTTTGCCCATAAGTCCGTAGCTTGCTCCGGGAATTCCTGTAATGCTTCGGTAACACCTTCTTCAAGGCCACGTTTGGTAACTTCCCATATCTTAGCTTTCAGTCCGCTACCGGCAGGCATCTTTTTAAGCAGTCTGCCAAGCGGCAGTTCTTCTAATACCGCCTGCGGGATTGCGTTCAGCAAGCCTGCCTCCGCTGCTCTGGTTGCGCTTACGCCCTCTTTGCGCAGTCGCAGGTATTGTTCGCCGCTGATGTTTGCACCATTGTAAAGCATACTGATAGCGTGTACAGTTTTTGCACCTGCACCGGCAGCACCTACACCTTTAGTCAGTGCAAGCTGTACTAAAAGCTGAATACCGTTTTCGGCCAAATCATAACCAAGTTGCCCAGCCGCCGTATCAGCCTTAACTTCTTCGCGCTTCAAAATCTCATCGGTGACATAGCCTAAAGCCTTGCTGATGTTCTCTGATTGGTCATACTCTTTAACAACATTCTTGTCACCCTTATGAGCTTCAATATTAGCGTCAACGGCCGCTTTAGCAGCACCGAATAAGCCACGCACCGAACCTTTAAGGCCGTTCATTACGGCAGTGCCTATGCCCGGCTTATCGTCGTTGATAATGCTGCTAGTATCAATCGTCGGTGAGCTATTGCTCTGTACTGCCTGCGAAAACTTATTGTACTCATCGTCGCTCATTTTTTGCAGGTCATAATAGCCTAGAGTTTCAGCAGGTGACAAGCCGCTGTCAATATCAGCAATAAAGCCATAATTAGCATATTCCTTTTTTGCCTTTAATCTGCGGTCGAATTCGTCTAAAGGTTCATTAGCCATTTAGTAATCTCCTTTCAGTAACTTTGCCAGATATGCACCGTTTATTTTGCCCGATGTGCCATCTAACCATTTAACATCGTACCAATCATCGCCCGTTTTAGTTACGCTTGCGATACCACGTGCAATTAAATCTGCGTCACTTGCTTTTATATCTTCTGTACTGTCAAACCAGAATGAATGTTTTTCGGTAACATAGCTGCCGTAAACCTTAGTTGTTACGCAGTTTTGCAAGGCTTCCAACAGCTCCGTTTCACCCGGATTCATGCCGTGATTTTTTGCGCGATAAGCGCGCACCCATTGCCGCCCGTAGTTTTGGATTTTTTTCTTATACAGAGCATCGGCATTTTTGCCTGCGACTTGTTGTACAAGACCTTCCATATCAAAAGCAAATTCGCCTGTACCGCTATACCAATCGTTGTATATTTTTTCTAACTTCCCGCGCTGTGCAGACGATGCACCTTTGTTAGCAGCGTATGCTAAAAACTGGTCGATGCTTGCAAACTTGCCTTCTTGCAGCATATCTTCCAGTACGCCTATTGCATCATCATCAAGTTTTCCATTACTGCTTCCACCGCTACCGCCGCTTACGCTTCTGCCTTGTGGTCCGTATATTGCCGTCACCGCATTACGATACGTTACGTACTTATCTGGGTCACTGCCTGCCTGGTTAGTAGCCCACGCCATAGCTTCACTGTAGCTTGTGCCGTTACCAAACATAGCAAATATCTCATTCTTTATTCCTTCAAAAAGTTTGTTTTTCTTATAAGTTTCTATTCTGTCATGGTCTGCCTTAATAATGCGGTACTGCTTCATAATGCGGTCTTGCTCATCCTGGCTCATGTTGTGGGTGCTGCGCACGTTCCCTGCCCTATTGGTAACACTCTCTGCGTATTCTTTGATACTAGGCTCAGTCCCATGCTGCGGCGTATCCCAAGTGTTTCCCCATACGTCCGTTGTTTTACCACTTACCCAGCGTTGCGCATTAGTTTCTCCGCTATACCATGCCACGGCAGCGCCTTCTGCGCCGTACTTATCGTAGTATTGTTTTAACTTAAAGCGTGCTACAATCTCTTGATTTTCAGGTGTCATTGCTGCGCCTGCTGGCAAGCCTGCTTCTTGGCTCCAGCTAGGCCAGTTACTAGGCAAAATCTGATACTTGCCGCTTGCGCCTGTACGGCTATTCTTGGCATTATAGCCGCCG